GCGCTGGCTTGGGCAAAGAAACGGCATCCGGCAACGCCTTCACCAAAGCCGAGCTTTTGGAAATGGTACACAGTGTTGACCCGGCATATCGCAACGGCGCAAGCGTTGCGTGGATGTTCCATGATGACACGCTCCGCCGCATCCGACAGCTCGACTTCGGAACTACCGACGACGAACCGATCTGGCAGCCGTCCTTCCAAGTGGGAGAGCCGGACACCATTTTGGGGTATCGGTACATCATCAATCAGGACTTTCCGACGTTCGCGGAGGGCGCAAAAATCGCGGTCTTTGGCGACTGGAGCAAGTACATTATTCGCATGGTGCGCGACATGGGCGTCGTGCGACTGGACGAAACCTTTGCAGCGCGGATGCAAACAGCTTTCTTGGGCTGGTTGCGCGTTGACGGCCTGTTGCTCCAAAGTTCCGCGCTGAAAACTTTCCAGGTCAAAGCGTAATGTTTGAGACGGGTACATATCGCACTACTACCGCACCGGCTACCGAGCCGTTAAGCGTATCTGATGTGAAAAACTACCTGAAGGTGGATTTTTCAACAGATGACACGCTTATTGCCCTGCTCATCGCAGCGGCACGGGAGGCAGTGGAGAAGTATTGCCAAATTGCCCTCATCGAACAAACGATCACAGAGAAATTCCCGAAGTTTCAAGACTACGGCCTCCGGTTAAGTGTTGCCCCGCTGCTCGCAGTGACGGACATCACTTACCGGGATTCAAACGGCACGACACAAACGCTTAGTACAGACCTGTATGGCACTTTTCCCGAACTGCGTCCTCCGATGGTGTATCGCAAGTTCGGGAAAACCCTGCCGACGGTACAGCCGGGATTCGACAGTGTGACGGCAGTCTATACAGCGGGCTACGCAAGCGCTGCCGCTGTTCCCGCTCCCATCCGGCAGGCCATGCTGCTTATGATTGCCGATTGGTACGATAACCGCGCCGATGGGGTGCGCAATATGCCGACCGCTTCGCAGGCTCTTTTGAATGCTTACCGGGTAAATGTATTTTGATGGAACAGGCGACCAAATACCGCAAGTCAGAACGCATCGGCAGGATGGTACACCGGCCTGAAATTCATTTCTATACCGAAACGGTAGGCGACACGGGCGAGCGAGTGCAAACATGGCAATTACTTGCTACTGTATTTGCAGAAGTGACGTACAACGATTTGCGCTCAAAAGAGAGCGAAAAAGCCGGGCAGGAAACGGTGCAGCAATCCGTACAATTTACGATCCGCAAGCGCTCCGACGTTGACGAAACACAACGGGTGTATTTCAATTCCCGGTTGTATGACATTGAGGCAATGAGCGAAACGGCAGACAGGCAGTACATTACCCTCACTTGCAGGCAGTACGACTTTGGGGCGTATGCCGTGCCGGGCGGTTTGGGTAGTGTCGGGGAACTGATGTACCTACAAGAGTTCACAGGCATTACAGGCGACACCGTAACCGTGACCGTTTACGGGGGTAATATCCCGGACAACAGGGCGCGAGTTTGGGTGAATTTGAACGGGCAAGAGATAACGCAATACAGCATTGCAGGAACTGACATTGTACTGGGCTTTGAATTGGTATCTGAGGACGTTTTAACCGTTCGCTTCGCCGTATGATTGAAAAGGCAATATACTACCTACTGAGCAATGACCCGACCGTTTCCGGCCTTGTCGGTACGCGCATTTTTCCGGACATGGCTACGCAGGGCGCTGTATATCCTTTCGTAGTGTATAGCACCGATCAAACGCAGCCGAGTGATACAAAAGACGGGCCAAGCGTGCTGGATGTGGTAAGTATTTCGATTTTGACATTTGCCAAAAGCCATATCACTGCGCTCGAAATAGCGGCGGCAATTCGGGCGGAGCTTGACAGGTACGGCGGCACGGCAGCAGGGGTTGATATTCAGTCCGTCCGATTTGTCAACCAAATGGCAAATCAAATGGATTTAGACAAACACATTTTTATTATTGAACAGATGTACGAAGCAAGGGAGGTACGGCAATGATACAGGTAAGCGGCATAGGCGAATTAACGGCACGGCTAAAGGCTTATCAAAAGCAGGTAAGTGACCCGAAAGTAAAAACGCGCATCATGGCAGCAGGCGGGCAAGTAGTGAAGCGGAAAGCCGCCACACTTGCACCAAAGAGCCGGAAAGATCATAAGTACTACCCTAAAAAGGGTTCGCCCGTAACCATCTTTTCCGGCAACCTCAAAAAATCAATGCGGGTATATCGGGGCCGGGAAGGGGATGTATATGTAGGGCCGCACTTTATGCGCCGGGTAACGGGCGACATAGGTGCAACGGCAAAAACGGCATCCGGCTACTATGCCGCCGCACTGTTCAAAAGCGCAGCAGCATTCCGGCGGGATATTATGGAGGCCGCCGCCGCGCAAGCAAGCGCAAAAGTATTCAACGCCGTGGAAAAGGCTTATGCCAGATTCCACGACCAAAACGCACCAAAATGATTATCGAAATATTGCAAGCGTATGGCAAATGGCGGGTGGGCGCTACGCCGGATGTTACGCGGGCGCTGGCAAACAGCCTCGTTTCTGAGGGCGTGGCACGCATACACGCAGATCAAACGCGGCGCGATTATACGCCGACGGCAAAAGAGCCTGAGCCGCAACCCATCACCGTGAATAACTACTTTTTAGCGCCTGAAACGGAAGAGCAACTACAAAAAGAAACCCCTGAGCCGAAACGCCGGGGCAAGCGCAAGAACATTGTTAACGACTAAAAAAAATAAAACATGGCTACGACTGGCATAGTAAATGGAACCAACCTTCGCTTTTATGTGGGCGGCGTCGCGGTAGGACACGCAACCTCTTGCAGCTTGCAAGTATCGCGCACAATGCGTACCATCCTCACAAAAGACAACGCAGGCAGCTACGAACGGGTAGCGCCGGGGCAATTGAAAGCAACCGGCAACGGGCAAGGGCTTTTCAGCTACGACACGGCCAACTACGGCGTGGATGACCTGTTTACCGCAATCAATGCCGGTACGCTGCTTTTGGTGCGTTTCACAACGGACGAAAACGGCGACAAGTACTGGGAAGGCTCTGCCTACCTTACCAACGTCGGATTCGACGCGGCGGTGGAAGAAAACAGCGGGTACAGCTTCGATATGGAGTTCAACGGCGCAATTTCGCAGGGTACAGAATCGTAAAAAATTCACTTTTATATGAAACAGGCAACTATAATCACTACCAACGGCCAAGCGCTGCCGTTCAGTTTTGGAATGGCAGCGCTCTCCGCTTTCATGGACGCGGAGGGCTTAACGCTTGGGACGTTGGGCGCACTTGGGGAGGGCATGAAACTTTCCACTGCGATCAATTTGATGTGGTATGGCTTCAACGACGGCCACAGGCGCGAGAAATTACCCTTTGACTTGACGCGTGAGGACGTCGCCGATTTGATAGATGACGACGGCGAACTCTTGCAAAAGTGCATGGACATTTTCGCAGCATCTATGCCGAAATACGCCAACGCGGACGACGAAAAAAAAGAGACGCGCCGGATGAAGGCGCGAGCCTGACATTTGATGAACTGGAACGCGCCGCCACAGGGCGCTGGGGCATGGCAGCGGGCGACTTTTGGGCGTCTGATTTGCGTTCTGTTTTCAATTTTATTGAAGGCAGGCAGGACGCGGAAAGCGCACAACAGAGAGCTGAATGGGAGCGCACCCGCTGGCTGGCTACCGTCTTCTTACAGCCGCACCTGAAAAAGGGTACGAAAATGAAACCATCCGATTTGATTCAGTTTGAATGGGAGAAACCCAAAAAAACGGCATCAGAAGGCGAAAAAGAACGGCAACGAATAGAGGAAAAATGGCGCAAATGGGATAACGAAATAAAACAACGGCATGGCGGGCAATAGGATCAACGTAATATTAGGATTGGACACTTCCGGGTTCATGCGGTCTATCAATCAGGTAGAACGCAGCCTCGGTAAAATGTCGCAAACCTTGCAATCTGCCGGGCGTTCGCTTACTGAATCCCTGACTTTGCCGCTCGGAGCTGTTGCCGCTGCTTCGCTCAAATCCTTTGCCGAACTTGAAAAGCTGAACAAAGGCCTTGTAGCTATCATGGGTAGCACCGAACTGGCAGCCGATGAATTGGCCCGCCTTCGGGAAGTGGCCCGGCTTCCGGGTTTGGGACTGAAAGAGGCGGTACAAGGCAGCATCAACTTGCAGGCCGTCGGCCTTTCGGCAGATGAGGCGCGTAACACGCTCATGGGCTTTGGTAAGGCGTTGGCGGCAACGGGCAAGGGTAAGGTAGAGCTGGAAGCGATCCAGTACCAGCTCACGCAAATGATTTCCAAAAACAAGCTGCTCGCTGAGGACTACAAGGCAATTCAATCCAATTTGCCGCTCATGGCAGAAGGGATGCAGGCAGCCTTTGGAACAAAAAACATTGAGGCAATAAGGGAGACGGGCATAGGGGCAAAGGAATTTACCTTGCGCCTCTCCGAAGCGCTGGCAAAGTTGCCACAGACTCAAAACGTCACGGGCGGTTTGGCCAATGCCTTTGAAAACTTGCAGGATAGCCTGTTTATCGCGGGTGCTCAAATGGGTGAAGCGATCAATCAAGCGTTTGGACTGGAGGGTAAGTTAGGCAAATTGGCAGGCGTGGCGCAATGGGCCGCCGACGCATTTACAGCGCTCTCTCCGGGGATGCAAAAAGCGATAGTACTAACAAGTGCTTTTGCTGCCTCGTTGGGGCCTGTCTTGTTCGTAATAGGCAAAATGGGCAGCATCATTCCGGGCATCATTCAGGGATTAAAAGGCATCGGCGCTGCAATGACATTTTTAGCCAATAACCCGGTAGGCTTGGTTATTGTCGCTATCGGTGCATTGGTAGCCGCACTCATTTACGCCTATAAAAACAGCGAACGATTCCGGGAAGTGGTGCAGCGCGTTTCAAACGTCGTGCGTTTCTTGGCCGAAAAAGCAGTGGATTACTTGCGCCCGAAATTGGAGGCATTGGTAGCGGCCTTCGGGGTATTGGTTGCCGCCGTTCATCGGGCCATCGTTGCGCTTCGCCCGTTGTGGGAGTTTATCGCAATGGTTGGAAAGGGGTTTGTTGACGTGACTGTAAAGGCTACAAAGGTATTTTTACCGGGCCTTATTGGCGTGGGCAACGCGATTACAAACGTATTCTCACAGGTGGCCAAAGAGATCAAAGCCAACATTTCAGCAATCAGCACAGCCTTTGAATTGATCAAAGAAGGCAAATTCAAAGAGGCGTTTCAGAGCTTTGGCAAAGAAATGACCAACGACGCGCGAAATATAGGCAACGCGGCAAAGGAGGGTTTTGAGGCGGGGTTTGAAGGTACGGTAGGATTTTTCCAGCGCATTGCTGATGAATATAACCGGGCGCTTGACACGGTTAAGCCTCTTGCGCCCAAAAAGGACATTATTGACACAACAAACAACAACAACGATGACCCCGACGCACCCACAGGGCCAAACGGCCAACCCCGAAACCAGCGACTTTCTGAGGTAGCACCCCTCCCTACACTGCAAGCCAATATTGCAGGCCTTGCGCCCTTCTTTGAAACGGCAGCCGCCGAAGAAAAAATAAAGGGGCTTGGTGTTGTCATGGAAGAATTGAAAGTCATCCAGTCCGGCCTATTTACCGACATGGCAGAGAAATCGCGGGCGGCAGCAGAGGAGATGCAAAAGATGCTCGACAGCCTGTATTTGGGCTTAACTACAACCGGCGAAACATTCATCCAGTGGGGCTTAATTGCACAGGATGCAGCTATTGCCGGGCTTTCATCCTTTTCAAAAGAGGTAGAAGGCGGCATCAATAGCCTAAAGGCATTTGGCCGGGCGGTGAAAAATGCAGCGGTAGATATTATCGGCTCATTGATTAAACAGGGCGTTACATCTATCATTGCCAACACGCTCACAAAATTAGGCGCATTGGGGCCGTTGGCAATACCTATTGCAGCCGCTGCCGCCAGTCTTGCTAAAGGGCTTTTCACGTCGGCTATTAACGGCATCAGCGCGCCGAAACTCGCACGAGGTGGCGTAACAACAGGCGAAACGCTGGCAGTAGTTGGTGACAACCCATCAGGCCGGGAGGCAATCATTCCATTTGAACGCATGGGCGAATTTCTGGACATGGCAGGCGGTGGGGCCATGAAACTAACAGGACTGTTTGAGGTGCGCGGGCAAGATTTGTTGCTTGTCATTGATCGGGCTAACCAAGAAAAATTGAGGGTACGATAATGGCAGCACGATACACAGGACAATTCTTCGCACCATATACCGATCAACAATATACCGTTGTCCTGTATGATGATGACTTTTCAGGAACGCCGGAAACGATCACCATACAGGATGTTGGTTTTCAATACCCGCAAGGCAGCACCAATACCCGATTTGACCCCATTTTGAGCGCTAAAATGAGCGTTAAATTCTTTGTCAATACGTCGGGACTTGTGACGTTCGTAGAGGATTTGGCCGGCGCAAATGAGGGCCGTTTCATGCTGCAACTGCTCGAAGGAATCACACCTAAGTTCATCGGCTTCATATTGCCCGACCTTGCACAAGAAGAAGACATACCTACCGAGATCGGCGGGGTTCTGGAAATACAAGCAACGGACGGCCTCGCACGGCTAAAGACGATAGATTACAAGCCGGATATTTTCGGGCCTTATACGGGTGATGATACATTCATCGAACACATATTCAACTGCCTGAACAAGCTCACAGACGTGCTGCCGTTTTACGGCGGCTCTAACCTGTTCCTGCGGACGGTAGTCAACTGGCACGCGCAGCAGTACACATACACCTCGACCATTGACCCGCTTTTGCGATCCAGAACACCGCACAGGGCATTTTATAGCATAGACAGCCGGGGCAACTACAAATACAAGTCGTGCTGGGATGTACTTACAGAGATTTGCAAAGCGTGGGGCGCTCGGATGTACTATTCAGACTATGCGTTTTGGATAGTTCAACCCAACGAAATGGCAACCAGCCCGGCGGCAAAAACGGTTTTTGGATACACCAAAACGCAGACGCAAAGCAGTGAGACGGTGGATTTTACAAAGAAACACGACCAGAACGCGCCTACTGATTTGCTCCGCATTTCCGGGGGCGTGTATCGCTTCTTTCCTCCCCTGATGAAAGTTCAAGTTGATTACAAGCACATCGCAACGCGCAACCTATTGGCCGGGCAAACATTCGCTTTTGATACAGCCCCTAACCCATACAGCGCAGGGGAGGTGGACTACTTCGGCGGCCTTGCTCGCTTGAACGTCAATGCGTTCATCACTTACCGGGCAGAAAACAGATCCGACCCGCCAGGCGTGGTGGGGCTATGGTTCATTTTCGCTTTTCGTATTCAGGTGGGCAGCTTGTATCTCGACAGGCAGGTGGTTTTTGTCGGTGGCAACCCTGACTATGGGATAACGACATGGACAGGCAGTAGCTCTGGACGCTATGAGATTGCCGTATATGTACCGGAAAATGAAGACGACAATTATTACCAAGCGTCATTTGTAACACCCAATTTGCCCGCAACCGGGGATTTTACTTTTGATATTACGCTCGATCAGGTGTTCAGCGCATCGGGCGTCACGGAATATGTAACGCCCGTTGCTGATTATATCTGGAGCGCCAACAACATCTATGTAGAACACCTATACGAAGGAACACTCGACCAACAAAGCGACATCCGGCGTTTCGTTGCAGTCAACAACATTGACAGCAATAGCGCAATGATTGAACTGGAAACGATCTTAGGCGACGGCATCGGAACCAACAGCCCCGGACACATCGAAGTGCAAGACGATTTGAGCGCGTGGGTATTGTCGGATGGTTGGAGGGTAGGTGGCTCCGGTAGTTTCATTGCCTTTTCTGCATTGCTTGCACAGGAGATTATCAGAGGGCAATTAGGGCCGGTACGTCGCTTTCAGGGTAGGTACAATAATCAGAACAGCATATATTCTTTCCATCACGTCATTGATAGGCCGGATGGGTATATGTTACCGACAGGCGTGGACTTCTCGCCGGGCCTTGATGATATGTCCGGCGAATGGTTTTTTATTACCCCGGCGGAGAGCGGCTGGACAAATGAGCCATATGTTGACATTGCAGCCGACAGCGATACAGGAACTACACGCCCTCCCGGCGGTGGTGGCGGTGGAACGGTAACGACAAACCCCGTCCGCATCTTCAAGCAGACATTCACCGGCAGCACGTCCGACACGGTGACGGTAACGGCCAACAGCGGCACGCTTCCAACAAACACGGCAGCCATCACAGTGGTGTTAAACGGGCAAGAACTGACAGAGACAGACGACTATGTGATCAACGGCTCCGACATTGAACTTGAATTCAACCTTGTAGCCGAGGACAAATTAACAGTACGCTTTTTAATCCAATAACACTATGAAACACATCATTTTTATAGCGCTTCTCTTTTGCGCCTTTTCAGCAAGGGCGCAATATCCGACGCATCCAACGAAACAGGAATTGGGGCGGCAGACAACAGGCGACGGCCTGACTTTTCGCGGTTCGGGCGCTCCGGCCTACACGCCCACAGGCAAGAACAATGCTTGGATGTTTCTTGACACGCTTTCCGGCACGCTGTACGCACACATGGGCGGCAGTTGGCAAGTTGTCAGTGCGGGCGGAGGTGGCGGCAGCGAAATAACAGACGTATCGGTAAGCAACGACACGCTATACATCACAACGACAGACAGCACGTTCGTTGCCGTTTTTGACGACGCAAATACCAACA